CCACTGTGTGCATGTGTCTATCTTGCTGAGGTGCAGGCTGTGGCTGTGGCTGTGGTGCAGGTGGCTTGCTTGGCTGAGGTGCAGGCTGTGGTGCAGGTTGATTAGATGGCATGTATTTAACATCATCCTCACCAAGTGAGCGCGTAGTAATCTCAAAGCGCTCTTGATCAGATAGAGGCATATTATCTGCAATCTCATCAGATGAGTAGATGCCAGACACTGCATCAGGCCACACTGCTCTACATGCTGCTGTAATGCATCTAGCTCTCAGCATCTGCAGTGGCATGCGTTTCCAATTTGAATTACCTGTAAGACCCATCTGATGCGCTTGCTGTATTGTAAAGACTTGCTTATGCACAGACTTATTAGGATCATCTGAGCGCACGCACTCGATAACACAAGCCTCTGCATCATGGTGTGTAATCTGCATGCGCTCTACAAGCCCAGAGTTATAAGTAATGCCTGCAATAGCATCAGCACGCATAGTGGGCTTACCCTTGATAGATGTAGTGTTAACCATCACTTGACCCATATCATAGCCCCAATGGTGACCGAATGAAGCATGACATTTAACAAGGTCGAGCGCATCACGCTGATTATTATTAGAAAGCATCAGTGCCATATCCCATGCATCTGCTCTGTTCTCAGGTACCCAAATTGATTTAAGTGTGTTCATGACTGACTCCATAATGTTTTACTCTGTGAGCAATAGTTAAAAGGTGGTTTATAAATAAGTTAAGTTTTACAATTTGTCAAACAAAAGTTAAACAATTATTGATAATAGCTGTTAATGATATCTAGATACATATCTTGTCTGGGGTGCTCTTCAATAGTGTTAGCAGTCTCAATGATAAGCTCAGAGTAATTATCAAGATGGCTCTCACACCATTGGCGTACATGCCCATAGCTAGCAGGCAGCCTATCTGCTTTAGTAAGCTTTAATACTCGCCATGGACTTAATGAGTTACGCACATCATTAGCACACTCATCAGCAGGGGCCATGCCCCAAGGTACGCAGTAGATAGTTACAGCTATCAAGATGGTAGCTACAAGATAAGTTAAAAAGCTCATGTCTGTTTTTATTTGATTGTCTGGGTGCATGTTCATTTGCTCCTTAGTTTTAGTTTAGTTATTGCGCATAAAGTCAAGTGGTGAAAAGGTAGTCTCTTGCTGTAACATGTTTGCTTTCTCAGCTAGCTTCTCAGCTAACTCAAGGCTACATGATCTGTTATTGTTAATGATGAGTGATAGATAATTGATAGTGGTGCCTGACAAGTGAGCCAGTGCTTTTAGTTTAACCGAGCGCTTAAGCGCCTCTCTCTTTTCTGCTGTCATCTGATGACTCCTATAAAGTTAATGAGGATGCATAAGAGTTAACTTAGCTTTTACGTCTTGTCAAATAAAAGTTTAACAAAAAGATAAAAAAAGTTTTGACCACCTGTAAAAGCTAGGTTATGTATAAGCACAGGAGGTAATCAAATGAATAAACTAAATGAGTGTGATCTAAGACGCTCGATAATGAAAAGCACAGACTTTACACCTGCCACTAAACTCACTCTACTGGCTATCTTGCTTAAGGTAGATTGGAATACATGGCGAGGCCCTTGCACTATTACAGAGCTTGAGAGCCTAGCAGGCTTGAGCAGGAGAGCAGTGCAAACTGCTGTTAAGAGTCTAACTGATGCAGGCTTAGTGGCTAGATCATGGGCTAGCATTAATGATAGGCGCTTGCCTGTGATTGCATTAAATGCTCATAAGATTATGGGGGTGCAAAATCTGCAGGGTGCAAAATCTGCACAGTGCAAATCTAGCACCTTAGGGGGTGCAAATCCTGCGTTTCACAGTGCAGATCCTGCGTTTCACAGTGCAGAATCTGCGCCCTTACAATATAACAATAATAACAATACTATTATACAATCTAAAGAACAGACTCAGGCTTTAGCTTATGAAGCTATTAATGAGACTACTCTAAACTCATCACTGCCTAAGACTCAGCACAAGCTTACACCTGCAATGATTAACACCATTGAGAGCCATGCTAAATACTCTGGGCATGATGAGAGAGTAAAAGTAGCTCGAGAGCATCTAAACATTAAACTACTTAAAGGCGGTTATTATGAACAAATCTAACACCCATGGCATGCAACCTTTAATTACTCCACAGCTTCTAAACCAAATCAAAGCACTTAAGAGCTTGCGAGCTCAACAGCCTGCTAAGCCTGCCAAGCCTAAGCTATCATTTAAACATCTAAACCCATCTAACCTAGAGGCTGAGGGTTTTGTGCATCTAACCTCGTCAAGATTTAGCACTAAACCGGTGCCTTACTGTGGGCAGTGTAATGATGGATGGGCTGATGCAGGTATTGAGAGAACAGTAAAGCTCTGCACAGATTGTGAGATACCAAGGCGCAAGCTTAAACGCCTTAATGATCTAAACTTACCATCAGATGCTAATGGTGCTCATCTTGGCATGTATGAATGGGATAGCCCAAAGCAGAGAGAGAGAATACAAAACCTTATGGGATGGATGATGTATGGCAGGGCTCACTCTCCTCAATCACCATCTGTTTTAATGTATGGCTCTCCTGGAAACGGCAAGACCACACTGCACTATGCTCTAGCTAAAGAAGCGGTGTTTAATGATCACAGAGTTTTATTTACTACTCACACTGCTTTACTCGAGAGAGTTAAAAACACCTTTGGAAGCTCAGAGAAAAACCCTTTATCAGATGGCAAGTGGCTTAAGGGGGTTGACCTGCTTTTATTTGATGAGCTTGGTGGCATTGGTGGCAAGTCAGAAATGAGTAATTGGGCTTACACTCAGAGTGTGGATATCATAGGCCATATTTATGAGCGGTGGGCATCAGGCTCTCTCTCTGTGCTTATGACTAGTAATCTCACACCCAAGCAGATTGCTAAATACTTTCAGCATAACCGAGCAGTAGGCAGTAGATTAATAGACATGTTTGGTGAGCCAATTCACATGCAAGGCCCAGATAGACGCACTAACAATTACCTCAGCAATGTATATGGATTTTAATATGTTTTACCTCGAGCCCGATAATGACAACAGAGCAAGATATCTAACACCTCGGAAGCAGTATGATAGAGCTATTGTAAATGATGCAGGTGAGCGCTGTGTATATGATGAGAAGCAAGTGCTAAGCATACTCACAGCAGATTATAAGCGAGGGGTAGATGAGCAGTTAAAGAGAGCTTCTGATGAAGCTAGGCAGTATGTGGCACGCAGGCAAGCCCTGCAGTTTATGCGCTTCTTACAGCTCGGGTGCTATTACTTTGATGGGCCATTAATTAAAAACCTCTCGACACACATAGAGATTTAGTCTATAACAAACATCCTTTTTGAGTCAGGTCTGCACCTCTTTTTAACTTTTTAATATTAACCTTTTTTTAAAAGAATTGGTTTATAATGACTAGTGGATGAGCTCAGATGTTTACCGCAGGCCTGACATTTTATTTGTTTTTTATTGTTAACAGTGTTAACCTGCTTTAACTAAAACGTTATATAGTTGAGGTGGCACCATGGCAGATAAGAAAACAACAGTAATTGGCATCAGGTTAACTGATGATGAATTAGCCCAGCTAGATGATTTATCTAGAGTCTATGACCAAAGTAAGTCTAGGATAGCTCAGATATTCTTTAGAGCAGGGGCTAAGCAGTATGTTAACAGAGAGAGAAAAGCTAGAAATGAGTCTAATGCAGTGCCAAATCTATTACAAGTTTTGGGATTCACAGAGGCATCTGCCAAGGGCAGCGGAAAGTGCTAACCACTTTGCAAATCAAATACTCGATATCAAGAGGCGTTTAAAAGAATATGACAGTAAACAGAATAACACTAGTGGGCAATGTGGGCAAAGATGCAGAGCTAAAGAAGACTAAGGGCGGTAGCTATGCGAGATTTACCCTAGCAACTAATACCAACTATAAAAATAATGCAGGTGAGTGGGTAACAGAGACAGAGTGGCATAATGTAAAAGTGTGGGGCCTCACAGCAGAGAGAGCAGTAAGCCAGTGCAGAAAAGGCAAGCTTGTTTATGTTGAGGGTAAACTTGTGAGCTATGAGCATGAGGGGCGCAGGCTGTGGGATGTGAAAGCAGATCTATTCAGAGTGCTAGATAAATCAAACTCATCTACAGAACATCCATCATCTGAGCTTATTGGCCCAGAGTCACAAGCCACAGTAGAGCCAAGTGGTAACCCTTGGAGTTATCCAATACCGAATAATGATTCATGGCGTAAGTAAGCAGCTATAAAAAATATAAGGTAATTTTATGAATTGCAGAGAACAATTAAAGCAGATTTTATCTCAGACTACTGAGCATGGTAAAGGCTCACCCCCTGAGGTTTTAATAGAGGCAATTATAAATATATCTAAGCTAAGTGTAAGTGATTGTGATGGCTGTGATTGTTTTAGCCCTTATCAAATCCCACACAATGAAATTAGCCTAAGAAGAAGCATGATCATGTTTTTAACTAAAGAGTTAGAAGATCTTAAACAAGATGATGATGATGATGCTCTAGCTAATCACTACTTAGAAGCTTTGAAATGGCTGATTCGCTTAGGTCGAGTCATAACAACAAGAGATGAATTACCTAAAAAATATGTAGGTAAACAAAATTAAACTACTAGAGGCCTGCCCATGCACACCTCTACACAAGCAGACCCCTAAGGAGTCAAATGAACATGAGTAAAGTAACACGTAAACCTTTGGATATCAATACACTTAAGGGGCATGCTGGCATGCATCTTAAAGATATACCTAATCTAAGTGAGTGGCTTTTATCAAATAAGCCAGATTATAAAACAAGAGAGTTAGCAGAGTTTTTAATAAGTAAAGGTGCTGTATTTTCAACATCTAATCCTGTAAATTATGTAGCAGAGCTTAGTAATTACTTGCCTCCTAAAAAGATACAATCTGTGTCTCTTGAGCCATACATAGACCGACTATATACTCTTTATCTAGAGAATTATAGAAAGCACAAACATGTAAGCTTATCAAATGAGCCTAACTCACAATTTAATCTAAAGGTCTTAATGCAGTGGGCTCAGAGTGTACCTATTCTAAATAAATTAAAAGCTCGCTCGATTATAAAAACTGCTCTTTATCACCCAGATAAACATCTAATTACTAAGGCAAGAGAACAAGCTTACTATGCTGTAAGAGCAGAGATACAGCTAGGCACACAGTATGATCAAGATTCTTTATTTACTAACATAAAAGTTAAGCAAGTGAATGAGTGTGCTGATCAAAATAATATATCTTCAGAGGTTGAATGGATTAACCTAATAACTGAGGTAATTGAGGGTAACTATAAGCAAATTAAAGAGCTACAAGATGAGCTTGAGCAAATTAAAAACCTGCTCAATATTCGAGTGCAAGACCTATTGAGGGCAGTTAAATAAAGGAGATACACACTAATGTTTACTAATTATGAATGTGAATTGATTGATTCTATGGGCTCTGATTTAACAGTAGTTAACGCTGCAAGAGTTTCCTTTTCTGCTCATAAAAAACCTAATGAGGGTAAATATACTGTTAAGCCAGCGCTTATAGAAAAAGATGTTAAGCTGCTAAAGTTTTTAGCTGATCATAAACACACAAGCCCCTTTGAGCACTGCACTATTACATTTAGAATTAAGTGCCCTTTGTTTATTGCTCGTCAAATTATGAGGCACAGAACATTTAGCTATAATGAGATCAGCAGGCGCTATACTTCAAAAGATATTGAGTTTTGGTCACCTGATCACATGAGATCACAAGCTATTAATAATTTGCAGTGCTCTGGTGAAAGATTAGAAGAAGATAAAAGCAAAGAGATAATAGAAACTTATCAAACATTTATTAAAGATGCTTTTTCACTTTATGAGCAATTCTTAGAGGCAGGTGTATCTAGAGAGCAGGCTAGGGCAATCTTACCACAAAGCATGCATACTACTTTTTACATGACAGGTAACTTACTTAATTGGTTTAAGTTTATCAAATTAAGACGGACTACAGAGGCGCAGCCTGAGGTTAAGGTTATTGCTGTTGATATAGCTAGAGAGCTTGTAAAATTATATCCTGAGTCTTGTAGTGCTTGGGCAGTAGGATATTGGGATTAATGAACACTAATAAAAAAGATGCTATCTCAATGGCTATTAAACTAAAGCGCAAGGGCCTGCTTAATAGACATGTAGTTAATGAGCTTGATAACTTGGGTTATCGTAACCCTAAAACATTAAAACCATGGTCTAAGAGCTTAGTAGATAAGCACATTAATGATATCAAGCCTGATGTAGATATAGATGCAATAGCAGAGGCTAAGGCTATTAAGTATAGAATTGAGGGCCATAAGCTGACAGAGGTGGCGCAATTATTAAAGCAAGATGGTTTTATTAACATCAGAACAGGCAAACCCTATGGCATGCATAAAGTAAATGAGTGGCTTGGTGGGATTGAGCCAAGGCATTTAACCGAGGCTAAAGCTAAGGCTGAGGAATTAGCTAATGGTAAGAATTACCCTACTGCCATTAGTAAGAAGCTTGCAGAGCTTGGGTATATTAATAAGCACACAGGGAAGCCTTATTCTAAATCAGCTATTGAAAATTGGCTTTATGCTTGGGGTTAACTGATATGAATAAAGAAATTAAAGCACCAAGCAACGCGCACGCGTTAGAGATACTAGCTAAGCTAAGGCGCAAGCTTATAGATAACCATGGCCCAGACCTAGCCAAAGAGTCAGCAGAGCTTTATAATCATATAGAGAAAACACTGTTATTAGCATTGAGAGAACATTATGAGCACAAAGAGCAAAGCAGGGCGCAAGTCTAAGAAAACACCTGAGAGAGTAGAGAGGCTACTAGATAATCTGAGGCAAGGCATGAGCCAAGCTAGTGCCATCACTCAAGCAGGCATTGCTAAGACCACATTTTATAAGTGGCTTAAAGAGGATGAGCAATTTAAAACTGAGGTAGAGACTGCTGAGGACTTTGCAGAAGCAGTGCAGATAGCTCAGATAAAAGCACTAGGTGAAGCTAAAATGGATTGGCGTGCTTATGCATGGCTTTTAGAGAGGCGTTTCCCTGATAGGTGGTCTGCTAAACGAGAAACTGAGGTAACTATCAATCAATCTAATGGGCAGGCTGAGGTGCTGAGCATGATACAGCAGGCCATGAGTAATACTGATGATGAGGACTAAATGCAGATTCAACTCAATAAGCTGCAAAGGTCGATTATCAACAGGATAATTAATCAAGATGAGGTTATCTCTGCTAGATGTGGGTGGGGCTCAGGCAAAACATCTGCATTAGTGTTTAGCTTGCTCACTGTTAGCAAGTGGCGTGCAGGATGTAGCTCTCTGCTCATCACAGACACCACTCCCAGATATAACTCTGTACTCATGCCTGAGATTGCCAAATGGTTAGAGCCTCTTGGGTGGGTGTATAATCACACTCTGAGGCTGTGGACTGATACACATACAGGCTCTACTGTGTGGTGCAGATCGTATTTTAGGCCTGGCACTCGTGAGGCTACCCATAACCCATTAGAGGGTTTAAATATAACTAGTGGTGTGTGCCTTATAGACGAATGTCAAACATTAACAGCAGAGGTAGCACATAAAGCCTTAGGGCGTTTAAGAGCAGGCCCAAGCCCTATAATGATCTTAGTGGGCTTACCTGTGGCTGATGCTTGGTGGTGCAACATGGCAGAGGAGGCAGGCTATCAGCCCTTGCTTTTTACTAGTTATGTTAATCAAGCTAATCTCTCGGAGGCATGGTTTGAGGCTACCAAGATGTTACCTGAGGCTGAGCGTGAGGCTATGGTGATGAACAAGCCTGCACCTCCCACAGGCCTAATCTATAATGAGTTTACTCATAATCACATCATTGAGGGCTGGCAGTATAAAGAGAGCATGACAGGGCGCATTGCTATAGATTGGGGATTTAGAAAACCATCAGTATTAATTATGGCCTATGATGATGAGTTACAAGCATCTGTTATCTGCCATGAGATTAACCCTGCTGAGGTGACCACTGCACAGCTAGCTGAAATGATTCTTAAGGTGGCATGGCCTCGATCACTCAAAGCCCAAGCTAATGGTCCTAAGATCTGGTTAGATGATGGAGTAGCTGACAAGGCAGGCAAGGCACGCAATGACCAAACCGGCCAAAGTGCTTTTAGAGCAATGCGCAAACCACCTGCTCAAGGTGGGCTAGGTATGCATCTTAGAAATACATCAGACCCTATCAGAGTAGATATACTTAATGGCATCCAACGCCTCAAGCGTGCTTTTGATTCTAAAAAATACCTCATCACTAAAGAGGTGTGGGATTTAGGAGAGAGAGCCCGAGGTAATAGCTTGAGAAAAGCTCTGCTTAGTTACTCATGGGATAATAAAGAACAGCCTAAAAAAGATGGGCGTGAGGATCCACTTGATGCGCT